GCGCAGCCAACTAAAGAACATTTTTATACCAAAAGAGACCACTACGACTGCCGCCATAAGCAAGACGGCAATAACCATAGGCGTCGGTACCACTTCCGGACTACAGCTACTCCAGCACGGCCCGAGTTATTCTGACGCGCCCAATGCCTTGGTGGTATACATCCGCATTAAGGACGAGGTAATCCGGTGTACCGCAATGACCTCCAACTCCTTCACCGTGGACAGTGCGTCGTCCACACTTAACGGCAACGTGGCGAAGGGCGCAACGTCTATCGTAGTAACTGATGCATCGCTGTTCGATTCCAATGGTGTTGGCTTTGTGGATGATGGCGCTGGTGGTATAACTGAAATAAAATGGACGGCCAAGACATCCAACACCCTTAACAACGTCACCGGCGTCACCACCGCTCTTACTAGCGGCTGGGCAATAACTGCATCCAACGGCCGGGGCGCACTGGGAACCATACCTGCCGCATACGATTTTGATGTTGGAGCCGCTGACAGGGTCAAGGTGATCGAACATATCTATTACGAACTGCCTGCGATGAAGCTGGCCTATGCCATATTGACAGGGACGTTGTATGGTTCGGCAGACACTATCCCGGCTCACCACACCCTAGCCATAGACGGCGCGTGGATAAGCACCAGCGAGTTCATACAGTACAGCGACGACCTGTGGGATCCAGCCGACGACACCAAGGGGATAATTCTGTACTTCAACGGCCTTGGCAAAACCAACGCGAAGAAGTTCATCGAAGAGGAATTGTACTTCTGGTGCGGGGTGTTCAGTCCGATCCTCAATACCGGAGAGCTTGGGCTAAAACGGATGACAGGCGTTTTATCTGACGCCGCGTATTCGCGCATCTGGAACGAGACCAACATCATTTCAGTTACCAATGCCCGGTTCGATCTAAATGATATTTACAACGACGTGTCCATAGACTGGAATTACGACCCAATATCAAAGTCGTACACCAGACCGTTTACAATATCCGACTCTAATTCGTACGGTAGGTGGGGGCTGACAAAGACGCTGGAGCTTAAATCCAAAGGACTGCACGGCTCCATACATACGGACGCCATCCTCGCCGGGATGTTCGATACGTGGCGGGATCGTCACGTTGGTCCTCCGTTCAAGGCAACGGTGACGCTGGACTACACGCAGCGGGATGTTCGTGTTGGCGACATAGTCCGGCTACAGTTGTCCAATATGCCGGAGTTCACCGATGAGGATGGCAACTATTCCTCTTTCGATTCCTCGGTGGAAGTCCAGCGCATAAGGTTCAACCCAAAATCCGGCACCGTGACATGCGACGTATTCGGCAGCACCTATAAGGCGCAGGCGCTACTGACAGGTCACGACGATCCGTCGCCGTTAGCGGCTTCTTGGTTTACTAGCGCAGGCACGGATCTATCGACTGTCAGCACACTAACTAGCAGCGTCACGGGTTCGACGCTAACCATCACCAGTGGGTCGCTAACTGGGGCAGACGACCTTTCCAGCTCCACCGCAACCACTAACAATGAGGCCGGGATATTCTATTGGGTTGGGGATGTTATCGTCAACGGACAAGTAGACATAGACAAGAATGTAGAGTGGCGCATAGATGGATTCGCCACCTTCAACGCCTCGGCAAAGATCAACGGCAAGGGGCGAGGACTCGCTGGTGGAACATCCGGTATCGCCGGTGCGCTGGGTAATACACGAGCGGGCGGTGGGTTTTTTGTACCAGACACGGCGCTGTACTACGCCGGGGATTCTACCAAGTCGGATGATGTCACTGGTATCTATTCCAAAGTACCCACCTACCAGATAATCAACAACGGCGGCACGTCGCTGACCAATACCCCACGCAACCTGATGGGATCCAGCGGCGGTAAGGGAGGCGATGTCACAGGCATCGGTTCCGTACGCGCTACCGGCGGCAACGGCGGCAACGGCGGCGCTGGCTTTGTACTGTACTGTAAGGGGGCCAGTGGTACCGCCGGTACAAGCGTAGACCTCAGCGGCAATGACGGCTCCGCTGGTGGTACAACCTCCAATGCCGGGGTGGTTTCCGTGGCCGGTACAGGGGCGGGTGGCGCTGGTGGCGGCTTCGCCCTGTTCCTTATTGGTAACACAATAACATCGGAGACGCTGTCCCCGTACTTCGTGTCCAACCACGGCGCAACGGCGATAATAGGGACACCGCTGTCTTCCAGCACCGGATCATCCAGCGGCTCTGCGAAGTTCCTGTTCGGTACAGGTGGAGCCGTACAGTCGCCCGTCTATTCCTACTACACCGGCATCGGGGCGAGGGACGATTCATCGTCCAACCAGTATCTGGCGTGGGTTCCCGACAATATAACCGCGACCCCCGATCCTTCCGCCATAGCAGACACGCCACTAAACATAACATTCACGGAGAACAGCAATGTACCGCAGACGCCGGGTGAAAATCTGGCAACAATAGATGTCCTAGTTTCCCCGCCAAGCGACACCAGCTACAGCCACAGCATGATTGAGTACAAGCTGGCGACGGACACCGACATAAAGTTCCAGCGGATAGCGATACCGGCCAAAGACGAAACAACGGTTACGCTGGCCATGGACGGGCTGGAGTATACCTTCCGCGCATACCCGGTTAATGTTGACGGCGTGGAATCCAACGAGTTCATAGAGAAAAACTTCACAGTAAGTAATGCGCAAGGCGGCGTGGTGCTGGGGGCCGGTAACTACGTGAAGACCAGTCCTACCGTCAGCGAGCCTGTGAACGGTGAGGGCATTATAGTCAAGCAGGACGGGGTCTACGCATACTCCACCGACGGCACTCTACAGACAGTCATCTATGCAGCGGACGGCAGTATTGTTATAGGTGCAGGGTCTTCCGGTATAGACAATATGTCCGATGCCGCCAAGCTGTACACCAACCTGATAGACCCTACCTCGTGGGCCGTCGGCAGTAGCGGCAGCCAAGGGGATTTCATACTCAACGGATCAGCGTCAGAGAACAATATCGTACTCGCCGCAGGGCCGTTCAACTACTCTCAACCATTATGGGAGTGCGGTAACGACACGGCAAGTGACGCGGACGGAGGCTGGAACAATTCCTCTATCGCCCAGTTCGACGACGTCAAGAGCTACCGATTGACGGTATTCGTTAAACGGAATCAGGCGGATGGGGCTACTTACTTCGGCTGCCATTCCAGCTATACCAACAACCTCGACGGAACGGCAAACAGCAACCCATATTTCTGGTACGGCGATCTTCCGCAGTGGAACAAGTGGTATATGCTGGTCGGGGTTATCCACGGAAGTGGGTGGGGTACAACAGACACCGGAGTAGCTGGTGTGTATGACCCCGATACTGGCGAGCGGGTCATAGCCGGTACGGAATACAAGAACATAGTTGGCGCAACAGCGCAGATGCACCGCGCATATCTTTACTATGCCACGGACGTTACGACGAAGCAGTGGTTCGCCAATCCGCGGGTGGACGAGATAGATGGCAACGAGATTCCGCTGGCGATGCTGATGGGAGCGGCCGATGTCACCAGTCAATCCCTTCAGAACGGTACCACCATATCAGGCGGTGGAATAATCCTCAACGGCGGTGGGTCGCTGAAGAGTACCGGCAAGACTGTTGGTACGGGTACTGGGGTATTCCTTGGCTGGGACACCTCCGCGTACAAGCTGGATGTTGGTGACCACACTAACGAGAAATACATTTACTTCGACGGTACTGATCTTAATCTAGGTCATAACGTAAAGGTGCGAGGTGGTGATACGTTCGGTAACAAGGGTGTTTACAAATCTTTCCTCCTAGGGGAAGCTATGGTTGATAGCTTATGGGACGCTACTTATGGCGGATACATTACTAGGGGCAGTTATTTTGGGGACATGAACATAGGCCATTCACTGAGTTCTTCGACTAGCACCGTGATTTACTCCTATGCGCCACAAGACAGATCTTCACCTGATGCGTCAAAAAATAGTGGATTTGAAGTCAACACAAGGACTATACAGACAAATACCGGGGACACTCTCTACATAAGTATGGGTAGAGTTAGCACCGTGACTCTTGGATATGGGTTTAAAATAAGTGGGAATACTATACGCGGAATAACCTGCACAGCGGCGTCCTGCACGACAACCACGGCAAGCGTTACCTCTGGCAGTATGTTCAGGGCGGAAATGATAAGCGGCACCAGTGTATCTTTCTATGTTGAAGACGTGCTTCTTGAAACGGTGACAACAGACGTGCCGTCGTCGGGTACTATGGCCGGATGGTTCCGGGCGGACTATACCGCGGCTGGCGGTGGATTTGACAATGAAGCCACCTTAACAAAAGTTTCTTATTACCAAGAGGAGTGATTTGAATGGGAACCCAGAGCAACGATACTCCTAATTTCTATTCCAATAGAGGTGAGATATGGGTCGCTGCTGATGGTCGTCGATTTTACTGTACACAAAATGCTAGTAAAGACTGGCGGCCAGTTAAACAGATTGATCGCGTACAGACTACTAACATAGTGTCTGGTGTGGCCGCTGTTGATTTCATAAATTTACCGACGTCGTACTACACCGTGTTCCAGTTTATTATCTACAACCTTGTACCAGCGACCAACAGCACTAACCTACAGGTGAGGGTGGGGTACGGGTCTGGGCCAACGTGGGACACTACCAGTAACTACACCACCAACACCGGCAGCACAGCGACCTATATGACAACCGGCTCCGGACTATCAAATAGTATCTACGAAGGGGCGCACGGGGAGTTCTTCGTGTACGACCCGGCGAACACGTCGAAATATACGCAGTTCCGCGGTAACCTCGCTATGGCGCAGACCACGACCACTATGACTGGAAGATACATAGCATCTGCCAACAACGTGACCGCTATCAGATTCTTTATGTCATCTGGAAATATAAACGAAGGGCGTATAACACTGTATGGGATCACGTATGAATAAGATTGTAAACGGCGAACTGGTAACGATGACCACGGCCGAAGAGCAGGAGATTATTGCGGAATGGGCGCTGTTCGATCCGCTTAAGGAACTAAAGGAACAGGCTATAGCAAAGGTTCGCGAGGATGCTATAGCGGCATTGATCGCGCCGAAAGTGGCTGCCATAGAAGGGATGGACGAACCGCGATTAAAAGCTGCCATCAAAAACGGTATCAAATAGGAGAATCAGATGTTCCTCATAAGCGCAGGCCACCACCCATACGCCAAAGGCGCAAGCTATGGTGACTTCAACGAATTTGACGAGGCCGTTATCTGGCAGAGAAAGATTATAGAATACCTCGACGGTCGTGGCGGCTTCGTTCCGCATGGCAAGTTGAAGAATAAAGTGGCGTTCATAAACTCACAGGAAGATGTGGAAGTTGCCGTGGAGATACACTTCAACGCTGCGTCAGACAAAAACGGAAATCCAGTCGGCAAGGGTTCGGAGGTCTTGATATATCCCGGCAGCGAAGAAGGGGCGGCGGTAGGTAAGCAAGTAGCCATGCGCCTCGGTCTAATTTACGAACCGAACCGCGGGGTCAAGGACGGTTGGTACCGGATGAACCCGGATAACGGGCCAGACTTTTTTCTTAGTAAGACAAACTGCACGGCGCTGATCGTGGAACCGGAGTTTGTTCATAATTATGAGAAGATACAGGAAGGAAGAGACGCAGGATGCACCATGATAGCGGAAGCATTACTGGATTATTACGGTGGATGAGATGGGCGACAAAATAGAGGTGACTAAGGACGAGCTGGAGTCGTTGATTTCCGCTGGGGTAGAGAAAGAGAAGTTGAGTATTCTTATCGACGACTTCAAGGGGCACAAAATAGAGGAAGAGAAGCGGTATGCTGCCATTGCGAAGAACACAGAGGCCATATTCAGCATGGTCCGCAACTTTCCCGATAAAATCAGTCAATGTCAAGACGAGATAGAGAATGATATACATTCAGAACTGGAGAAATATTACGCCACGAAGGCGGATGTATCACGCATGGTACTAGATATGGAAAGTAGGATAGACAAGCTGGCGTTCAAGTTCAAGTGGACTACCGGAGCCATAGTCACCGTTGCTGGTACAATACAATTCGCGATGACAGTATGGTACCTCGGGTTACAAATAACCAAGATCACAACAGGAGGATGAAATGGAGAAGCTGAAAGAATATTTGCCGCAGATCATTACTATACTGACGGTCATTGCTGGCGGTGGGACGCTTGGGTACAACCAAGCCGGTACGATGTCACGTGTGGAAGATACCAACCACGCCGTACTGAACACCGCCACCATAACCGCCGATGTTATGATAGAAATATCCGCACTAAAGAATCGCGTACGCGAACTGGAGGCCAGACATGGACTGGAAAAAGATACTCAGTAGCGTAGCCCCAACGCTGGCAACCGCGTTCGGCGGCCCGTTGGCGGGCATGGCCACCAAGGCCATCGCCGGTAAGCTGCTGGGTAACGAAAACGCCACCCAGCTTGACGTGGAGCAGGCGTTACTTGGCGCGACTCCCGGAGACCTTGCTAAGCTTAAAGAAATTGACGCGGGCTTCAAGGTGGAGATGGAGAAGATAGGTGTCGACCTCGCGAAGATAGCCGCAGACGATCGGGCCGACGCGAGGAGAAGGGAAGTACAGACAAAGGACAATGCGCCCAAGATATTGGCAACGGTCATAGTGACCGGGTTCTTTGCAACGCTGTACACCATTGCATTCGTTGACCTACCGCCGGGAGCGGAACAGCCTGTAAGCATCCTGCTCGGCGCGTTGACTGCTATGCTGACGCAGGTCGGAAATTATTACTTCGGGTCTTCTGCCGGATCGGCCAAGAAGACGGAGCTTATGGGTAAAATGTAAGTGGTGGCCCCAACAGGACTTGAACCTGTAATCATCCGATTATGAGTCGGCTGCATTAACAGTTATGCTATGAGGCCGGTGGTTTTCTACTCAAATTTTAACAGCGTACTTCCCCGGCGCATACGAAACCGGGCCCATGTTTTTAGTTGCCGAGTTTAACGCATCAATGGCATTTAGCACCTCATCCGACAACTCCGTTTCCTCCGGCAGCTCATCGGAGAAGTAATCCTCATCCAAACGGATTAAGTAGATTGGATCGCAGATAACTAGCTGCATTGCATCTGGTGATGTTTCGTAATATTTTGCATATTCCTCAACTTCATCCATCGAATTAAAATACTCATCGTGATTTTTTGAGTACGCTGGGGTAGACTCGTCCCAATCCCGTGTTGGCATCTTTCTGTACTTCTTTTCCGACATAATTGATATACAGTCGTCGCAAAACAAGCGATGTTTTATTGTGGGCTTTCCGCACTGTTTACACGGTTTGTGCGTGCAACCATAATATCTCGCTGCATCTTCATCGTCGCCAAAGAAGTTTCCTTTTCTATCTACCCAGCCCTCGATGTTAGTGACGAACTTCGCATCTTCGCCAGAGTCGTACATTATAATGTCATTGCCTTTATCTTTCATTCTCCCCTCCTCAGTCTGTAAAACAAATGATCCCCGATCCTGGCTACCAGCCTGTCGTGGCGTTTCCAATAGGCTCCACGTGATCCTGATGCGTGGTAATGCGTAGCGCCTCTGGTGGTGTCAGGGACGAGCTGGGCGGCCTTGGCTATGCGTAGGGCCTTGCCCCATGCCTGCGGGTCGTTGAACGTGCTGCGTGAGCCATCCAGTACAAATGAGAACTGCCCGTCCTGATAGATCACATTACACGCGGTTGCCGGGTAGCGTGGGGACGCCATGCGGTTGAGGATTACATGGGCCACGGCGAACTGGCCTGCGGTTGGCTGGTTGCGGGATTCGTAGTAGATGGCTACTGCGAGGCATAGGGTTGTTATGGTCATTGTTTAGTCCTTATTGATTAAATTGGTCAAAATACTCCTACAAATTTACCGTTACACTTGTAAGAGCAAAAAGCGTATCTACCATCGAATTTAGCAACGGATTCATCTACTTCTTTTCCGCATTCTGCGCAAATACAGGTACCATCAAACGGCTCATATTCTCCGATACGTGGTGCTGGGAATTGTTTGATTGTAGGGTCGATAATATTTCCATCACTATCAACAGCCCACCAGTGCGCCTGTTTTCCAATACTCCAACAGTGATAATACCCACGAACTGGCTTAAGGTCATGGTTGCTGGCGCATAATTTATCAACGTATTCTTTACATTTTCCTCTGTATTTCACGTAGTCTGTTTGCATATATTCCCCCCTTCTATGGTATAGGGTTGTGATGGTCACAATGACCTTCTGAATTCATGCGGTACTTATACGGCACTTTGGGGTATAACCCGCTGTTATGCGCCCTTAAACTTCGGCAGAACGCATGGGTTATCACAGGCTTTATCTAAACACTCAGCAAATGCTTTTGCTGCCTGTTCATAATTATCGCCAAGTCTTTCGCTGTTAAATTCTACCACTGTAAAGCCAATAGAAATTTTTATTGAGGAAAACCCGTTTGATGTTCTTGTTCGTGTGGCTTCGATATGTAAATCCATACCTGCTTTGTCCGTAAAAACATCTTCGGATTTAACCGCAATTGTCCTATGTAAAAAATCTTCCACTTTTTTCTCCCTATTCTCGCATAACAAATCATTAGAATCGGACGCACTTACCGCGGTGCATTTACACAACACAATCGGTTCTTTACATTTGTAGCAAAATTTAGTATCTGCTAAATCCATCGTGCGCCCATCAATTCAAACGTTATATTGCGCTACCGCTGTACGTTGCTTTTAAACCAGTACAGCCTTCAACCTTACACTGCACATCTATTCCGCCGTTCATAGGTACCGCGATTTTATAGGTTACATCATACCAGTATTGACGGTATGGTTGTTGCCATGTGTATCTATCTCGCTCAATGATAATTTGGGCACTAGGCACGAATTTAGTACCAAATAAATCATGTAACTGATCATGCAGCTCTTTTGCTTCATCTAACGTGAGATCAACCTGTTTACCGTCTTTTGTTTCGAGTGTGATCTTTGTAAGTTTCAGTTTTTTGCTCATATTTCTGCCATCAATAATGCGCCATATAATAAGGCGTTCCGCAGAGCGGTTAAAATTTCGCGCCTTGTTTTAAGTTGGTTCAGCCACCCGCTGAACTGAATCGTTATGTGTCTAAAACTTCCCATTTAGAATATAAATTTCTTGTAGCTTTACCAAAACTACCATCCTTCTTCTCTATCCTTCCCGTAATCCAAGGCTTGCCTCTATGAGATCTCTCTGCTCTAACACTGTCTACTATCGCCTTCCTTCCGTCGCTTAAAACGACAATTGCACCGATAAAAACGCCATAATCTTCCTTATGTTTTTTCAGCCAAAAATCTCTTATTTTCTGCTCAATATTGCTCAATACTTTTCTAGCTTCAAGTTCTTCTTTTTCTAAAATGTCTATATCTTTCATATTTCACCTCAAAAACACATAACAAGTGCATTAACTCGGACTCGCTAACGCTCGCCGGTTATGTTGGTCGTTATATTCTAAAAACTGGCTGTATTCTTTCAATACATGTCGGGACGGCTTTTCCGTCACGCACATCATATGTCACCCTAAATACAGAATCCCTCACAAAATTCCAAACGTCTTGTGGTATGCTTTCTTTTATTTCTTTATTAAAATCTGAATTTATCATGGTTAAATCATGACCATTAAATCCAAATATGTCGTTTATCCCATCAAACCCTAAATATTCGCCGCTAACAGCATGAGAGTGTAAAAAACATTCGATATACATTTTTAACCTCCAAAATATAACAAACGAGTCAATGCGAATGCCCAATGCGCTGCCGCTTAAATTTCCAAATTCGACCCTTCAATCTGGCATGTTTACCATAGCCTTTCGAGATCACAACTTCGCGCCCAGGTTTGCAGGTTTCTTTATCCCAGCGTGGGCCATAAAGGCGTAGTTCTTCGTGCTTGCTGCAAACGCCTCAAAATATTCAGTTTTCAGCGGCATAAAAAGAGGTTTCATAAATGACGCTTGGCTATTCTTACCGCCTGATACTGGTACCAGAACCTTCATTTCATCTCTCCTTTGGCATAGGGTTGTGAGGGGCACGATGACCTCCTAAATTCCTTTGGTACTTATACCCCAAAGTGGGGTATAGCCCGCTGTTAGGCGCTACCAGTGGCCAGCCAATACCTAAAGTGAACACTGGTGATTTCCTCGCCACATTCTCCATAGTCTCCAATGTAAACAGAGGTGTATTCTTGCATAGTATATTCTCCGCCTTTCCATCCAGTAAATGTTGCACCGAGTGCTGACTTAGCGTGTTCCAGCATATCTCCAATTCTGGCTTCTTTTTCTGGTGTGAAAGCTAGTTCATCATAGCTTCCGCGGTCGCTATGAGGTGTGCTGAACCCGTCTTTAACAACGAGTTCTTGATCTTGCTTCTCAAGCCATTCAATCAATTTTCCAAGTGTCATATTACCCATCATTTTCTTCACTCCCCGCGCCTAACAAGGCGCTCCAGTTTACGCTCAATACGCTGCGCTTCTTTCGCGCAACTGAGCTATGTCGTTAGCCTGCACTGACACCTCGTGCCTGCATCCTAGACCGTAGGGCGCGCTTGCTCAGGGCGATGTGCGCCATGATGCTGCACTCCACGTACTCTGGCACATTAAGCCTGCCGTTTTTCCAGCTCGACCAGTTCCCTTTATTAAATCCCATTAGGGCTGGGCATTTAGTGGAATTGAGGCCGAGCTTTTCCTCGGCCTCTTCGATCAAATTAACGCTCACAGTCAAACTCAATATCCACATGGTCATTAGCAACCATATTGTTTACATCGGCTGAGTCAGCGCCTTTGGTTTTCGTTAGGTTTTCAATGTCACCCCAATCGCCGTTCATCGCATTTGTTACTGCCTCAATAAACTCGTTGTAATCGCAAACCACATCAATCCCTTCGTAGGTTTCGTCCAGATCCTCATTGGCGCACCATGAGTAATCTGAACCGCTGTAGTAACATTTGCAGTTATTCAGGTGGCTGGTAGCTTTGATGAATTCGTTTAACATTTTCTATCCTTTTTGTTTTATCGGTCTCGGCCAATTCCTCAACCGTTAAAGATATTATAGTTTTATATTAAAACTAATGCAAGGGCTTATTTCGCAATATTAAATCTTTTTTTGCCGCAGTTATCCGAGCAGGTGCAGGCTAACAAACGCATCAACACGGACGGCGCAAAAAGACGCGTCTCCGGTTATGCTGGTCGTTATAAATCAATAAAATTTCTTGCTAATTCTTCAGCTCTTTCCAAACTAATTCCGGGTTCATTGTGAGAAACCATCCGCAATAGTTCAGAGATAGAGTCACATGGCAATTTCTCCTTGCTTAAGCTTCGCGCATCACACAATGCATCAAAACGTCCTTCAAAGTAACTTGCTAAGATAATAGCTTCTTCTTTGGTTTTATTTCTGTTTCGTAGTGCTATAGTATCCATTGCAGTATTTTGCCACATACGCCATTTTTGACTAGCTTCGCTGATCAAACTGGTTAATGATTTATTCATAGCTCACCATTCTCCTTGATGTAGTCAGATAGAAGGATGCAGTTGTTCCAAGATAAATATCCGTTAACACCCTCAAAAACAACCGCTAGTCCATTGACATCTATGTGTGAAAACAACCTTGGGTATTTTACCTTTTTATCCCAAACCACCACCGGGTCATACTTTTTGATGTGGTCGTAGGGTTTGATGCGGATGATGTCTAGTCTGTGTGTACCTTTTTTGTTATGTAAATACCTCCCATTGGCGGAAATTGCTATGAGAAAATCTCCCTTATCACTGAGCACTATAGCTAATGCAGTGTTGGGGCTGTAGTCGGCAGCATTCATTGTCATAATCACAGCAGGCCATTGATCACTACCGTCAGGATTCCCGCGGGTACGGAAAATACCTTCTTTGTACAAATCGTCTTTTGTGATTTTCATTTTATGCTCTCCTGCGCTTTTACAGCTCCAATACCTGCAACGATTAGAGGCTTGTGGATTTTCCACCAGCTTAAGGCGCCCTTATCCATCGCAGCTATTTCTACGTCAGTAAATGAAAGCCACTCCTTGTGTGTATGGTATTTACAGCCAATCCTGACATGCTCTTTTGATATGTACGCAGTCCATATTGGTAATGAAAGTACAACAAGTCCAGCATCATTCAAATTAGCCCTACTCAAATTAGCCCCAATCAAATTAGCCCTACTAAAATCAGCCCCACTCAAATCAGCCCCACTCAAATCAGCCCAAATCAAATTAGCCCCACTCAAATCAGCCCCACTCAAATCAGCCCCACTCAAATCAGCCCCACTCAAATCAGCCCTACTCAAATCAGCCCCACTCAAATCAGCCCTACTCAAATCAGCCCTACTAAAATCAGCCCCACTCAAATTAGCCCGGATCAAATCAGCCCCACTCAAATCAGCCTCGCTCAAATCAGCCCCACTCAAATCAGCCCTACTCAAATCAACTTTATTTTTTAAGGCCCATTCAACTGCAAGACGGATATTTGTAGCCTTAGTCCCACTATCTTTTATTCCTGCTGTAAATTGAACTTTGCCAGTAAATCTATTTTTGATTTCAAATTTCATAGCAAAAAGTTTCCTTATTGTGAGGTTTCATGTTCTTTAAGGTTTGGAAGGGCAAGCAAGTCGTTTATTTTCAGGTCGATGCTTCTTAGCCTAACTTCTGCTTCAGACTGGATTTCTTTTTTAGCCCGCCTAAGAATCGCAATTTCTTTGTTGTTGACCTCTGCTATTGGCAGCATGGGGAACTCAACGTCCACGATTTCACTCGTTCTAACATAGTCAGAATCTTCTTCCAGGCGTTTTGAATATTCCCTTGGATATTCAATATCAAGTCTAACGCTTCTGTATAGTGCAATTTTCATAAGGTCTCTCCAATCATTGCCTGAGCAGCGTTCCAGCTACTTTCTCCACGTTCGTAATACTCTTGCATGACCTGCTCATCAAAACGGTGTTCAAGGGCCAAGTCATCGAGCCAGTGAAGTACCTCTCTGCGATATCCGGTAATTCCGTACATGTCCCACAAGTGGACGAAAAGCCAGGCGAACATCAGCGCAATCCATCCAATCAGCAAATACAAAAGAAAGTCAGTCATCGTGGTTCTCCTTAATATGTTTTTCTAAAATCAACCCAAGGTGGTGGACAACGCTGTTGACCATTCTGCCTGTTCCGTCCGGTATTACATATGACCCGCCGGGATGGAAGGTGTTTTTCATATCCCTTATGATCTCCTCCACCGGCACACCTGCAGATAGCTGTCGGCTCCACGATGTCATTAGTGCCGTTACCCACTGGAACGATCTCATTTCCTTGCTGTTCAGGAAGAAGGACAACGGTTCTGGGCAACCAACAATAGTGAAGTATCCAGAGTGGTCGCTGACCCCGGGCGACTTAAACTTGTACGTGGTGCTCGGGCTCACGCCGTGGTGTAGTAGCTGGTCGTCCACTGCGGCTCCTCCTCGGTACCAGATACTTCGTATTCCACCAACAGATCCAACATGGCCTCTACGATTTCCCTGTCGTTTTTAATCTTTTCCAGTGTCAAATTTATTTTGTCTTGCTTACTGTCCAGTACGCCAGACAGGATCTCGTCTTTGCCTTGCCGCTTTATACGACTACGATGGCGGGCCAAGGATTTCTGCGCCTTGGCTATCTTGCGCTCTACTGAAGCCATGCTGTCCTGTTGTTGTGAAATATGCGCCCGGCAATAGGCGACGATGTCTACAACGTCCGCGTCCACGGCCCCATCCATCATTATTGCCAGCGCCGATACTGCCGGGTTACCCTGATTGGCAGAGGCTCCGTCAACACGACCAGTCTTGTCATAGGTCTCCCGGGACTCCGTATTGGATAGAACGGTATGCGCCATCTTCAGCGCCTTAAATTCCTCCTCCGTACCGCCTCTGTCAGGGTGTTTCTTCATAGCCGCCTTGCGGTAGGCTGCGTCTATCTGGTCTTTGGTGGCGTCTCGCGCCACACCCAGCTCGTCATAAAGGCTCATTTTAGTGCCCCCCAGTTTGGCCCAGTCTCCACGTCTGCGAGGATCGGTATTTTCAACTTCACTGCGTTCTCCATAACCTCTACGATATCTGATATCAATTTATCACCCTCTGCCCCCATCGGCAGAGACCAGTCGTTCTCATCGTGTACGGTCAACAACGGCAGCGGCATCTGAGCCTTGTACATTATGGCAAGGGCCTTCTTTATAATGTCAGCGCAACTGCCCTGCGTATAACAATTCATTGCCTTATGCGTCTTCGCCCGCTTAACCCTGTTACCCCACTTTTCTACCGCCGCTTCCCGGCTGGTCTGTAAGTCAAAAAACGTCGGGTCGTCTTCCAGTATCCGCTGCTCATCCTTGGCACTGTAATACTTGGCGGGTTCCCAGAACGGGAACCGAGCACGACGGCGCAACACTGTATAGATGTGCCCGCGGGATGCCGCCTTCTGGGATGCCCTTTCCGCAGTGGTCTTGGCGTACGGTACCGCCTCATCGTAGGCCGCGAAGAACGCCTCAGCCTCTGCTTGGGTAAGGCCGGATAGCTGGCGGATCAGAGTGGCCTTACCCATTCCAAAGATCTTGCCGAAGTTGATATTCTTCACCGGCTTCCGGTCAATATCCCGGTTGAGTAGGGTCTTTAGCATCTGCTGTGTCATTTTATGGTAATCTGTTTTCGGGTCGTCCCGATACCGCTGGCGTGCCTCCTCTGCACCGGGACCGGACGCCGCGTGTACCATCAACCGATACTCTATCTGGCTGTAGTCGATGGACACCCACTGCTCTCCGTCTTCCGGGACGAACAACCCGCGGATCAGCCGCTTCATCTCGTCATCCCGGGCTGGAATGTTCTGTAAATTAGGCGTTGACGAACTGAACCGGCCAGATACCGTGCCGCTATCGTCTGACCGTAGCGGATGGAACTGCCCGTGGACCCGACCGTTAACGGCCTTCTCCAGCACGTATCCCTCGACAAAAGTGCCGCGCGCCTTGGCTAGATGCCGCTTTTCTATAATCGCCTTTGCGAGCGGATGGTCACACGCCTCTAGGAATTGCTGTGTGAACGACGGGTTACCCTTTGCGGTGCGCGGATACGGTATCCCCTCCTTGTCGAACGCCTTGACAAGATCGTCCTTTATATCAGGATTCAGCCCACCCAGCCGTCGGTCTATTTCCCCTTCGCGGAACTTCATGCGTTCCGCGACCTGTTGGGCGCGGGCTACATCTACCCGCACGCCTCGCATCCGCATATCAACCAGCATCGGTATCAGGTCGCACTCCATACGAAACAGGTCCGTAAGTCCCTCGGCCTCCAGTTGGGCTTGTTGGTGTTTCCAAATCCGCATCGGTAAGTCCGCATCAGCCTCAGCGTAAGGCCCAACGAGGCACGCCGGAGCGCGGTATATATTACCGGCCTGCCTACGGCCTTCCGGCCCGCCATACGCACGGTAGCACCAGTCGTATAGCGACTCGTCCACCTTCCCGGTGTTGAGATAGTGCTGGGCCAGCGTGTCCAGTGAATAACTGAGGCGGTGTTCGTTGAGTAGCGGCTCGGCGAACTGGATATCAACAGCCCGGCCCGCCACGTCCACCCCTTCGTGTCGCAACCACCCGAAGTCATATTGTAGATTGGCCCCGATCTTTGGTTGGGTGGTGCGACATAGCTCCTCCCGCGCCCAGCGCAGTACCGCATCCGGATCCATGTTCCCGCCGCCTACTTCGTGGCGCATCGGGAAATACCACTGGTGGCCGTCCTCTGTGGCCACCGAGATACCCACTAAATGGCCATCCCCGGTCGCCCATCCCGGGCCGTTCGTCATCAGGTTTGGGTCGTAAGTCTCGGTGTCGATTGCCAGCATCTTAGCGTCCCCGAGGCGGGGGAACTCCTTTGGCGCAGTCCAGCCGGTATCGGGTATCTCAGGCATTGGCCTCGGGCCGCGTTCCCGGCTTCCACGCTCCGGCGGGCGGTCCTCCCAGAACATTCCGAAGCTATCTAACCGGCTCATGCATTTACCCCAACCAGTACGCCCTCTATCCCATCCCCAGCCCAGCGCACGGGGGCCGGATACGCGGCGAGATCGGCATGCGTAGCGACCCCAAGTACCATCAACAGAGCTTCCGCCCGGTAGCGGCTGTCTGGTAGCGATAAGCCGCCCATTTCCGCCATCATTTCCCCGTCCGTAGTGGCTACCCCGTCGGCGCCAAGGGTGATCACCGGGAACTTAGGATCAGGGCAGAACGGTAACACCCGCTCCACCGCACCCTGTAATCCACTGGGTATTTCCGGCGTCAGGGTATCCTCGAAAAAATTATCCACGTCAGGCCACGCTAGATCGAACAGCAGGGTCTTCAGCCAACGGCTACCCCAAGAAAAAGTAACGGATTGGTCACTTGTGTGTACGGCCTCCGGCTCGCGGCCGATGCGTATCAGCTCATCCACGGCGAACGAGGGAAGGTTGATTGGCTCGTTTAGGCTACCCCAAGAACAAGGAACCCGGCAGAGGATCACATTGTTTGTTGCGTACGCAAAGCCGTCCTTCAGCAATATTCCGCAGGCCCACGGGCGGCTGGCGTCGGTACCTATGAACGGGCGCAGCTTACGCAAAACCGGCAACAGCTCGCCATCCATGGTTATTTGCGTTTGGTCCGCGGTTGCGCTTGGGAACGCCGACGTGTCGCCGAGCGGTAGTATGGCCCGAAATTTCTTGTTGGATATGACCAGCTTACCTGCTGGCGTCACCTTGATGGTAGGCTCGCCGTCGCAAGCATCTATTGCCTTGAGGAACCTACCGGCTGGAACAGCGATGTCTATGCCGGATAGTTTCTCGCAGTCGGCTTGTATAGTCATCCGCCCATTGGTACCTTGTATGGTGCCGTCCGAGATACGGAAGTGGGTTAGTACCGGGATGAGGTCTTTATCCGCGACCGCACCGCGAACGAACTGTAGTGTTTTTATCATTAAAACAACCCGCCATCTTGTAAAATGAATGGAAACGCCGGCATATCACAGAGGTCTTTGAAGTACTGTATATTCCATAGATCCCGCTTCCAGTATATGGAGCGAAGCTCCTCTACATCAAACCCTTTATCCTCTATTTGTTGCCGAACAATGTCTTGCTCTATTGGCGCCAAAGTATCGTAGTGCATTCCAATCCATTTCTTCTTTGGGGACTGGTCTGACATAGTAAGCTTCGTCTCTCGACCATTGCCGAGGTCCCAGTAGATGCCGCCAAACATGGCGGTCATCACCCAAGATGTCGAATCGACGGAGTACCATGGATACCGCTTCATTAGGTCAAGAGCCGTCAGACCAAAACCATGTACCTTTACTATTGGGAATCCTTTTTGGTCCGTCAGATACTCTTCCCATATGTAATCCAGCCATTGCCGTAAATCGCTGGTCGATATAGGCACCATGCCACCAAGGGTGATGTGATCATAGTTTTCCAAGTAGTACTGTAGATACTTTGGGTCCTCTCCATAATGAAAGCATGGTAGAACTTCTACCCCTAAATCCTCTAATTTTTTTTGATTGGTCAGAGTTAATTCAGGATCACCGATACCATCCAGAACAGAAGCGACTTCTATGATATCGCCACTATCTTTTATATAGGCAGCATACTCCCGCAAATCTAGTTCTATTCCTTTGGTGAACATTGAAAAAGCCCCAGAATCTAGAAATATTTTTTTCCCAGTATCCCTGATTACTGACAGTGTTTTATTCTTTCCGCCGATATAATGATACGATTCAAGGGAATATGGATAATCCATTAAGAGGGAGTATTCTTTTTCCGTCATTTCTGTTGGACGATTTGAATATAAGAAAAGCCTCCCGGAAAAGGTTCCAGCTAGATGGATGCGAAGTACTGTTTCTTTCCAATCTGTAATCATTTAATGAGCTCTACGAACTCAGCGCGAGCCTCTGGCTTTTCCTTCATGGCACCCCTCATCGCGCTGGTGATGGTACTGCTGCCTTGCCGCTGGATTCCGCGAGCCTCCATACACATGTGGCGGCAGCTAACAGTAACGGCGACGCCGATGGGCTTAAGGTGTTCTTCCATCGCGTCCGCGATCTGGTTTGTCAGTCTTTCCTGTACCTGTAGTCGTCTCGCAAAAACATCCACCAAGCGGCTGAGTTTACTAAGACCAACAATCCGGCCATCAGGGATGTAACCAATATGGGCCACGCCGAAAAAAGGAGCAAGGTGATGCTCGCAGTGGGAATAAACAGGAATATCACGAACGATAACCATTTCATCGCATTTCTCCGCGCCGTCCTCGAACACCTTAAGTATATCGCCGGGGCTTTGCGTATATCCGCTGGCGTAATGCTCCCACGCCTTCAGGAACCGTTTTGGCGTTTCCACCAGCCCGCCGCGGGCCGGGTCTTCCCCTATGAACTGCAACAGCCTTGTTGGGATATCCGTGGCGCTGGAATCTTGGTCCTTGTTACCCTCCCACGGAAATACTAGCCATTGCCCATCGGCTTGGAATAACGCGTGGAACGGTATACCGTACTCGTCGTGTCGATCTTTTGTTGCGCCACTGTCGATGATATCGTCGATGATATAGTGCGCTGCTTCCGGCGAGTCCACTACCTCGCAACGGATAGCGGCTCGGAGTTCCCCAGCCACCGCGTACGCCGCTGGGATACCTCCGCGTGGAACGCCGTATAGCATTACCGGCGAAGCGGGGTCGTCCGCTAGAATATTCGCCGCGACGTTCCTTGCCCGCTCCTTGATATGGTACTGTTTCAGGTATTTTTTATTCATTCTCATACTCCGTGGTGTCCTCAATTCCGGCATAAGCCATCGCCTCTATCCGCTCCTGACACGCTCCACATTTTCCGCACGCCTTTTCCCGGCCGTTGTAGCATGTCCACGCCCGGCGGTAATCCAGACCTAGTTCTTTGCCGCGAACCGCGATGTCGCCCTTTGTCATATTGATGTACGGAGCTTCCACTTGTATCGGGTCATAGTTGGCAATCCGGGCCACGTTACTGATGGCGTCTACGAAGGCCGGTCGGCAATCCGGGTAGATCGCATGGTCACCTGAATGCGCTCCGAACAGGACGGTATCGGCTCCAATATTTACGGCGTATCCAATCGCCAGCGATAGCATAATCATGTTGCGATTAGGTACCACGGTGAGCCGCATGGTCTCGTCTTCGTAGTGCCCCTCTGGTACGTCGATGTCGCCGGTTTGGGAGGAGTTACCGAGTAACTGATTACCGATAGCCGATACATCCACGACTACGTGCTCAATCCCTTCGTCCGCACAACCGGCTTTAGCGTACCCCAGCTCTTTGCGGTGCCGCTGCCCGTAGTCAAACGATATCGCGCAGACCTCGTGTCCCGCAGCTACGTACTCCATCAGCAGGGTATAACTGTCCATCCCGCCGGAATATACTACAACTATTTTACGGCTCATTATTCCACTCCTAAGATCTTATGTGTTTGTAAGGAAATACGGTATCCACGCTGGATGGCGATGTCTATACACAGATTCATATTCTGCCTGTTCAGGGCGGCGTCCTGCTCGTCCATTGGCTGGATCCAGATAGTGTGCGCTGTGCTCGGTTCCGGACGGGCGATTTTACGGCCGGTGTCCAACAGCGGTAGCCGGTCGTGCTTATCCAGCATCGTTGACGAGGCGGATATGATGTACTTGTAATGGTGTACATTGTTCAGGATATCGCGGTTCAGCTTCCCCGTTTTTGGGCTGGTAACGACATCTACATCATTCCACGGAAAATTCGGTATGGACACCGTTCCGGCCGTTTCGATCTGTACAGTGAATCCGAGATCCTTTGTCAAAGCGTTTACTAAAGGAATGATGTTCTGGGTAAATGGCTCGCCGCCGGTAATAACAACAAGGTTCACCCAATGGGCCGTAGTGTGCGCACTTTTAACTAGGCCGACAAGTTCCTCCAGCTCATACAGTTCCCGGACGGATTCAAAATCCGTGTCGCAGAAAGAGCACTGGAGGTTACAGCCGGATAGCCGGATGAAGATGGCCGGGGTTCCCGCGTGCGGTCCTTCCCCTTGGATCGTCACGAACACCTCGGAAACATACAGCGCACCGTCGTCTCTTAGCTGTTGCTTTCTTACTGGGTTATTTCCAAACATTGGCGGGTACCCTGTTGATCTTACGGCGGATGGATCGGAGGTGATTTTCAAACTGCTCCTCGACACTCATATTTCGGTGGCGTACAATTCCGCCGGGGCCAATCTTGAACGTGGTGACGGTGCCGTCTGCCCGTCGATTGGTGATAACGGTTCGGCTATCGTGTGGGCCGGCGGATACTGCCGCGAGCAGTTGTGCCTTGTTATGTACCTCTAGGACGTTTTCCATCATGCCCTCCATTCCGCAAAGCTGGTCGCCGTTTCCCAGACCTTAACGCTGGTGATTGTTATTTGGGTGGATGGCGCGAAGTAACTCTGTATTTCAGTACCCGCGAACTTGGCGAAGCTCTCCGCGGTTGGGTTCTCAGGCCAGATATGTACCCGCTGGACTGCCCCGTTGGTAGCCTCCATGTCTGCGATCAAGGCCACAGCCGGGTCGTCCTCCGCCAACACCATCGAGTGATCCAAGGGGTCCAGCACTAGGTTCATAATCTTCTTCAGATCCTTGAAATCAACCACCATGCCGTTGCTAGACATCTCCGGCGCGGTGGCGGTGACCTCCCACAGGTAGCTATGGCCGTGGAGGTGGCTACACCGCCCGTCGTAATGGTTTAGGCGGTGGCCGGTTTCCGTTCGTAGCTGCTTGGTTATGGTGATCAATTGGTTTTCCTCCACAGGTAGGATTGTCTGGTAGCTGTAAGCTTGTTGATGCCGTTGGTAACGCATGCTTGGATGTAATCCTTCGGTGCGGCGTTTTTATTGTTGCGGCGCACTGCCCGACAAATCCCGGCGATCTTATCCTTGATTGTCATATTTGCGATTGCCTCTCTCTTTCTGGCCTCCGATATCCCCTCCCCGGAGACCTTTTTCTTTGCAACCTTTTTCTTTGCGACCTTTTTCTTTGCGACCTTTTTCTTTGCGACCTTTTTCTTTGCGACCTTTTTCTTTGCAGACACGATACTTTCTCCTTTGAGTAGTTTAGTTATTTGGGGGTCGGTGAGTACCTCGTCCCGCCGCCCGTCTTTGAAAACAAGCACCCCGCTGAGGGTTTCCTTGCTTTTTCTTAACAGGAACGTATGCTCTGATCCGCTGGAATGGGCTTTGTACCCTATCCCCTTGTACGCCTCGATCCTATCTTCTGGTGTAGTTGACATCGCTGGTATCCTGTATCGCATTATAAATCATCTGCCCCACAACACCTTGCGGGTTTCGTCGCTGAGGTTCCGCACTCGTCCGGCCACCGCTATAGCGTGCGCCTTACAGCACGCAAGGTATTTGTACTCCCCGTCATCGAATATCTTGGTGGCCGGTTTATCACATATAGACCAACAGCACTCGCCGGGGGTCTTCGCCGTGGCGCGTAGTCTCATCGTTCCTGCTCGCCTTCCCGCGGCGGCAGGGCGTTGTACTCCCAATAAACCCGGAGTGCTACGTCCTCCATAAAGTCGTCGTCTTCGTCGTCCGTGATCGGCGTGGCGTCCAAAATATCGTTGAACCTGATTGTCACGTCCTTATTGGCTAGAAGGATCGTGGGTACCATCCCGGCGATATACAGCCCTTCCATTTCGTCTTGAACTTGGTGGCTACAGAACATTGTACTTCTCTCGTTTTTGGCCCGAGGGTATCAAGGCCGGTTGGTTTACCTAACTCTTAATTTAATTATATATAATACGGGCCAAAGGTCAAGCGATATACAGCACCATTCCATAATAATTAGATATAAAGATACAATTAAATCGCATAAAGGATTATCACCCCACCGGGTAAGCCTCGCCGGTCTCCGCCGCGATTACGTGTAGCGATTTCCTTGGCCTGCTCGCGCCGACGTAGAAGGTACGGTGCTCCGCGTCCGGGTTGACCTCCAGCCCTCGCGCCGTGTTGTGAGTGATATCCTGCCGGATGGCTACGTGGTCGGCCTCTCCGCCCTTAACGCTGTGGATGGTACCGATGTACACCTTCCGGCACTCGTCCAGCTTGCGACCGGCGCGGAGGATGCTGCGGTAATACTCGCGATCCTCCAGCGGGATACCCACCAGCGCGTCGTGCCACTCTGCGGTGATTTTAATGTTCGGAGATCGACACAGTAGATGGACGAGCTTGTGCATGGGCTCAGTAATCTCTCCCCCGCGCTGTAACTTCACCCACGCCTTGATTGCGCTCAGATGTTCCGCACTGACTGACGCCCCTTTCTTGGTGGTGTAGGGGATGCCGTGCTGGCGACAATGCTCTTCATAATCCTTCAGGAACATGCTATTGCGGGCCAGTAGCATCCAGCTTCCGTCGGTGATCGTCAGCGAGTCAACATTGTGGGCGTGATGAACTTCCCCCGGCCGGTCGTCTACGCATCTGTATTCCTTCTTGTATCTGTGCTTAATACGGTGCGCAATGGCCTCGGTAATAGCTAGTATCCGGTTTGGGAGTCGGTAGGTAATCGGTAACACCTCACGATCCGCTGTCAGCGACATAAACCGCTCGATATTGGCCCCGCTCCACTGGTAAAGGCACTGGTCGTCGTCGCCCGCCAAGTAAATATGTTTGGCTCCGCGGAACGCTACTTTAGCCATGTCCCACTGGGCGTTGGACAGATCTTGCGCCTCGTCGATAATCGCCACATCCACGTCGCACAGCATCCGTTCCGCCGTGTAGTTGGATATCATGTCGCTGAAATCCAGCTTGGCGGTGTCCATCTTGTACTGGTTGATTGTTTCCGCGAATTGCTTAAGCTGGTGCCAGCTGATATCGGTGTTACAGTATTCCCATACCTCCCTCAGCGGTATCGTTCTGGCCTCGGCCAGCCCAACCATCTGTAACATCATGTCCCCTTCTGTTGCGCAGAATATACCATCCGCCTGATCGTGGTAGCCGGTAAACTCTACCCCAACCAGCCGGGCCAGCTCCATGTAATCCTGTCGGCCCATAACGTCCCCACGACTGATCCCAAGACTCTGGAACGCCAGCGAGTGCATTGTCCTGAAGTTCGTCAGTTGCCGATGACTAAGGTGGAACTTCTCAGCGGCTCGCGTGGCGGCTTCTGTAGCAGCCTTCTTGGTGAACGACACAAACGCTATTCTGCGAGGATCCACGCCATCTTGGATGTGGCGGTCTACGGTGTCCAATAGCCGGGTGGTTTTCCCGGTACCGGGAGGGCCGAGTACCAGCTTCATTGTCCGCTGCATCATACCAGCCCGGCGTTGATCGCCCACTTTTCCGCAACAGGCACTTCGTGGTCTTCCATACAGTAATTGTCCATGTCTATGGTCCGCTTGGGAATCCACACGCCCTCGTCTTCGCCAACGTCAAATAGTATGGCAGCCTTGGTCTCCTTAATTACATTGTCAAACGGAATATCTACATAATCGGTGGCCATCGCTAAAACTCCTCCTCTGGTGTGCGTGGGATGTCAAAATCATCTTTCTGCTGTTCGAATTCCGGGACGATCCAGATATTTGTACCCCGGCCCTTGAGATTCAGGAACGTCTTGTCCACCCCGACCATGGAGTGGAGGATTGCGTATATTTCGTGCTGCTTAAAATCGCGGAACCGCTGCTGCTCTAGATACTTGAGCAAGTCGGCCGATCTGAAATAGGTCTTTCCTTCGTGGTGCCACGGCTTGCCTAGCAGCAGTTCATCCCGGGTGTTAGCCGGTGCCTTTGTGACACAGAATTGTTCCAGATGGTAGAGGAATTGCCCTTTTGCCCCGGCGTCGTTCGGGGCTTCTATAACACGGGCTTCTTGTAGCAGGGTGCGGATAAATTTACCCCACTTGTCCGCTTTCATGGAGTACGGGAGCACCGTCAGTTCCTCCACGCACCGCTTGCTGAACCGTGGCTGGTTCAATAGGTCGTCAGTGCTCATCTGTACCCGCATCCCGCCTATCTGAACAATCCATATCGGCGGGTCGGTAGTGACTTTGGTTAGCCCCTCGATCTTCATCCCATTATCGTCGCCGCCACCAATCCCGTACTCCGCCCTCATGCAGGCGTCTTTATTGCACAGCGATAATATGGGTGGTTGTTTACAAAGGTAGAAATAATCCTTCACCCTAACGGCCCGCAGGATGGCGTTGACCTCTGATGCGGTGCCTCTAAAGTATTTCTGGTTGAACTCTATAGTCTTCTGTTCCCAGTCATCTGGCCATCGCTTTTTGGCGTACACCGCGCAATCGAGCAACGCATTGTTCATACTACCTTCCGGGAACCCGGTTGCGAATAGTGCGGTCAAGCACGGCGGCGCTCCCCTATAGTCGTCTGGTGTGCGGTAGATGTCCGCTATGCCCGCTGGATCCTGCTTCATATTGTCCGCATGATCCAGAAAGGTCTCCGCGGTAACGGATTTACCGTCCACTAGCGCATACCGCGTCGTCCGGGAATGGTCGAAATACGGCATGTTGATCCAATTGCCAACATCCTCCGGGCCAGCGAGAGTGTCCTGTTTTGGGAAGATCTCGATGCCGGGATAGCCCAAGGCAGTGGACCATTCAGCAAGCACCTTCCGCAGCTCCACTGCCAACATGGGTTCGCTCAGGAATAGGTACAGATGCGCCCCGCCGCTCTTACTACGCAGCAATACCAACGGGAGGTTGTGCCGGGTGACTTTACCCTGTAGTTCCACTAGGTCTAAATCGTACACGTCAACGTCGATAACGCCAAACACCGCGGTGTTGTTATCCCGTATCGGTACAATCCCTATTCCCTGCTTGCCGGATAGGTGACCTTCCCACAACTGCTCGGTGACCTGTTCCTGTAGCGTTACTGCCCGGCCCTTCGCTTTGCCTTTTTCTGTTGTCTCCCCGCTCAGTGTATAGGTGCCGTACGCCCTACCCAACCCGGCGAAGAGTCTCATAAATCGTTTTATCACAAGATTCCCCTTGGAAAAGATACCGGGGGCATAACGCCCCCGGCTGGTGGTAGACTAAAATTCCTCCTCTTCAACCACCGCGTCTTTCTCGTGCTTCACCTCGGCCTTCCCGGCAACGACAATAGCCCGGAACTCCTTGGCCGTGTCGTAGAGGTGCTGGTCT